CTTGGACATCGGTGCCGATCACGAGCGCGGCCGAGGTGCGGAGCGCGGCGGCGTCGGCGAGGGTGAGCAGGCTGCGGCCGTAGCTCGCCGTGGTGAGCGCGGCGATGGCGGTGAGATCGGCGTCGATCGGCTGGGCATCGGCGTTGATCGTGTTGTTGGCGGAGGCGACGATGTTTTTGAGCTGGGCGCGGAGCACGGCGGCGGTGATCGCGCCCGTCGTGCTCGGGAGGTTGGTGTCGATCTCGGTATAGAGCGCGGCGCGGCTCTTGGCGGTCTGGGCGCCGAGCGGAGCGGTGAGCAGGGCGACGACCAACGCCAGGAGGGTGCCCACGGAAAACACGGAAGACACGGAAGGGCGGTAAAAGAGAGAGAGGCGCATGGGATTATTGAAACTCGGGTGAGAACTCGTCGGAGAAGGAGGAGACCGGCTCGCGGATCGAGCGGGTGACGAGCTCGAGGTAGGCGCGGCGGCCGAGCTCGATCGGCTTCTGCACGATCTCAAAAAATTGGTCGCCATAGACGACCCGCATGAAGGCCACGACGCCGGTGCGGTAGCGGATCCGAAAGGTCACCGTTTCCTCGATGCTCTCTTGCTCGGCGGCGTAGTAGCGGCGGCCGTTATCGACGCGGCGCATGGCCCACACGGTGGCCGAGTCGGTCCACACGTCGAACTTGCCGCCCACGCCATCGCGCTGGGCGGTGCGCGATTGCAGCACGATGCGGCGGTCGAGTTGGCCGGGATCGGTGTTGCCTTGGGCTTGCAGGCTCATGCGAGGAAGGCGATGCGGGCTTGCTCGATCAGGGCGTCGAGGTGGTGGGGCACGGCGTTGACGATGTTGCCCACGTTGACCGGCAGGCGTTGCTCATACCACCAAGCGGCGAGGGCGAGGATGGCGTAGCGGTGGCCCTCGGGGACGGCGGTGGCGGCGGCGCCGTAGCCGGCGACGAAGGTGATGGAAAACGCGCCGGGATACTCGCCGAGATCCGGCCACGAGAAATCCGGCTTGAGGCTCACGCGGCCGAAGGCGGAGTCGCAGCCCACGGCGCTCGCGGCGTAGGCCGAGGGGCTGAGGACCTGGGCGACGCCGGCGTCGTCGATGTAGTTGACGGAGGTGATCGAGACGAGCGGCGCCCGGGGGAGATCGAGGTGGCGGAGGTTGCCGTGGCGGTTGGCCGGGATGCGGTCGAAGGTGGCGGTGAGCGTCTGCGTGATGAGCGCGAGGCCGGTCTGCTTCTCAAAATGTTTCCGCGCCGCGGCGATGAGGTGCGTGATGTAGGCTGCATCAGTCGTGCCATCGAGCCGGAGCATCTGTTGCACGAGATCGTCGGCCACGAGCGCGACCTCGACCGCCGGCGGCGTGACGACCGTGACGCGCACGGGATCGGCGGCGAAGAGCGGGGCGGGGTAGTTGCGTGCGGCCGTGGCGGGCATGGGCGGAAAAATCAGGCCTTGAGCTTGCGGGGGGCTTTGGCGGTCGCGGCGGCGGTCTCGACGACGGGGGCCACGGCGGCGGTCTCGACCGCGGGCGCGGTGGCATCGGCGGGGGCGCGGGTGGCTTGGCGCTCGGCGATGAGCTGGGCGGCGACGGCATCGGCCACCTCGACCGGGCGGCCGGCCTCGCAATGCTGGCCAGCGATGGCGATGGAGTGCGTGGGGATGATTTTCATGGGCAGGCGGATGTGGGCTTAGAAGAGACCCCCAGCCCGGTGAGGGGCTGAGGGGCTCGCAAAGCTCACACGGCTCAGGCGCCGAGAGCGTCGAGCATCGCGGCGAACGACTTTGGCCGAGCGACGCCGGCGTCGTAGTAGCTCGAAGCGACGAGCGTATAGAGGCCGGAGATGGCGTTGGTCTTGTCGCGCACCATCTCGAGGCTCACGCCGCCCCAGTAGGCGACGTAGAGATCCTGCCAGTTGCCGAAGAAGATCGCCGAGCAGACGCTCGACGAGCTGCCCTTCGTCAACGTGCGGGAGATCGCGTTGGAGAAGAGAGCCTCGTAACCGTTGATCTGGCCGTCTTGCAGCAGCGTGACGGAATCGGTCGAGCTAAACTTGGCCGTCTGCTTGAGCTTGCCGCGGATCTGCCCGTTGGAGCAGTAGCGCAGGGAGCCGTTGAGGGCGTTGTTGGTATCGACCGCGGTCTCGAGGGCCACGAGGTGCGAGAGCGCGGGCGCAAGGCCGTTGGTGCCGCCGGCCACGGAGCCGATGCCGGAGGTGCCGGCGAGGCCGGAGGGCTCGTTGGTGCCGCCGCCGTGGAAGATGGCGACCTCTTGCACGGCGAGCATTTGCGCCGTGAGGTTGCGGCCCACGATGGCCTCGATCGCGGCCGAGCTCTGCTTGAGCAGGCGCTCGGAGATGTCGATGTAGGCCGGCAGGCGGCGGGGCGTGAGCGAGAGCATCGCCGTGAGGGGCGAGACCTCATCGGCGGCGGCGTTCTCGGCCTTGGCGGCGGGAGCGGTGCCGGCGGTGAGGCGCGGGAGATCCAGATTGCCGACGAGGCCCTCGACGACCGTGGCGCCGAGCTGGCGAGCGATCGAGGCGTTGTAGAAATCATCGAGCAGGCCGCTCTTGACGGTCGCAACGGTCATGCCGCCTTGGTCGCCGGCCACGGAGGTCGTGCCGCTCGCGGTCATATCGCGGCGATTGACGCCACGGCGCACGAGCAGGCGCGGGAGCATGATGCCGCCCGTCTCGATGCCGGCGGAGCGGGCCTCGCGCTCGCCCTCTTGCAAGAGCTCGGCCTCGACGCCGTCGATGTTGCCGACGTTGGCGCCGCGGGCTTGGCGGTGCAGGTGGTTGAGGACCTTGCCCAGGTCGAAGCGATCGACCGAGCGGACCTCGTCGCGGCTGAGCTCGACGGGCTTGTTGCCCTCGCGGGCGGCTTGGCGGAACTCCGCGTCGAAATCGGCGGCGGCGGTGGCGTGGCGGCTCTCGAGCTCGGCGAGCTTGGCGTCTTTGGCGCGCGCTTCGCCGGTGAGGGCTTTGCGGGTTTCGGAATCGAGGTAGGAGCGGATCTCTTTATTGATCGCGCCGACTTCCTCGTGCATTTTCTTTAGCTTCTGATTCATGGTCGTGTGTGTGTGGTTGGTTTTGGTTGAACGTAAAAAGGGAGGTGATGACTAGGCGGTGAGCAGCCGGAGGCGCGTCTCCCGCGCGTCTTCGGAAATTTCGGGGGCCGGTGGGACCGTGGCCTCGGTGAAAGCGGCGAGGCCGCGGGCGGCGAGGGTGGTCTCGAGGTAGGCGGGCTCCGTGACGGGGTTGACCCGGTGCAGGATCGCCTCGCGGATCGTGCGGACGGCGAGGGCGTCGCGCTTGGCCCACTCTTCGCCGGTGCGGGTGCCGCCGGCGGAGCGGAGCTCAAATTCGAAAGAAGTGCCGTCGATGATGCCGAGGGCGACGTTGGCCTTGAGATCGCGGCCCACGGTGGTATCGGGCAAAAGGGCGGTCCAGGTGAGGCCGGCGGCGGAATCCTCGAGGGTGAGGTTGACGCCGCTGCGGGCGAAGGTGGCGGCGTCGTTGTGGCCCACATCGGCAAAGACGGTTTGCCCGGCATCGGCGAGGGAGCGGGTGAAGACGCCAGGCGCGAGGCGCTCGACGAAGGCGATGCCGCGGCCGTCGCGCATCTCGCGCGAGTCGGATCCGTAGGGAATGAAGCCGCGCATCTCGCCGATGTAGCCGGCGGCTTTTTGCTCAGGCGTCAAAACGCGGAGCTCGACCTTGGATTTGAAGAAGCGGGTTTCGCGGGTGTGCATCGTGAGAGCGGAGTGGTGGGCGCGGGTGACGAGACAACCAACGCGCGGCGCGGCGGGCGTGGGGCAACTGGGAAACCGTAACTTAGGCCAACTCAGGGAAACTCGGGGAAACTCGGGGAAACTTTTCACCCGCCGCCGAGCAAGATCGCGGCGGAGAGGCAGGCCTCATCATCGCCGCAATGGATCGGCACGGGGGCGGCGCGGAGGCCGAGGGCAAGCGTAGCCTGGGCGGCGGTGGCGGCGCGGCGGCGGGCCTCGGCGGTGGCGGTGAGCGCGAGGGTGGCCGAGAGCCGGGCGGCGTGAGTGAGGGGCGGCCGCGATCGGGCCGGATAGATGAAACGATCGCCGCCGCCGCCGGGCGAGGGCGCGGGCGGTGGGGCCTCGACGACGACGGGGAAATAGGCGCCCAGGTAGCGCCGCGGAAAGGCGCCGGAAAAATAGGAATCGCGGACGCTCACGGAGTGGCGTCGAGCGTGATGGCGGTGCGGTTGCCGTTGGCGTCGACGGTGGCGGTGATGCGGTTTTTGCTATCGGCGGCATCGCGAAAGGTGACGGTAGCGCCGCCGCCGCCGGAGGATTTGCCGGCCATCACGCTGGCGAGTAGGCGCAGGATCTCGGCGGCGGTGTAGCCGCTCTCGATCACTTCGGTCCACGGGTTGCTCGCGCCGCCGGCGTCGTTGAGTTTGGCGCCCATGCTGCCGGGCTCGTCGTTGGCGGTGGCCACGGCCGACCACACGGCGCGGGCGAGCGACTCGGGCGAGAGCGCGGTAAAGGACGAGCTCTCGCCGGACATCGCGAGCAAGCCCTTGAGATCGGCGGTGCCGGAGACCGAGAGCACGCCCGCGCCGGCGACGGGCACGATCATGCTTAGGCCGGCCGTGGGCGTGAGCGTCCAGGTCGCCTCGCCGCCGAGGCCGATCGTGAGGGAGAGCACGGCGTCGGCCGTGGTGAGGGTGAGCGTAGCCTCGCCGCTGAGGGCGATGACGAGGGAGAGACTGGCGCCGGACTCGGCGAGGGTGAGCGTGGCCGCGCCGCTGATGGGTGCGCCCGCGATGAGGGCGGCGGCGGCGGTGAGCGCGGAATCGGCGGTGCTATTGCCGGCCGACATCGCCCCACCGACGAGCGGCGCGAGGATGCACGCGCGGCTCTCAAACGATCCTTCGGGGATGCTCGCGGTGGGCGTAACGACGGAGTTGGCAAAAAACGTAATTTGCTGCCTACGACGTTGGGCGGCCATATTAAACGCGGGACTCCCGACTAGGCCGATCAGGGAGTTGCCACGGATGTCGGAGAAATTGTTGGGCCAGAGCGCCACGTTTTTTGTTAGCCCCAGACGGTCTCGGTGTGGCCGACGAACGTGGTGCTCGCGGCGACCGCGCCACCCGCAACCAAGATGAAGCCGAGGCACGCGCCATCGGGGATGATCGGGAGCGAGGGCGTTTGGCTGAGCGTGTCCTTGTTGTGGTAAAGGCTGAGCACGCCGAGCGGGATCTCCATGATCGGGCGGGCGAGCACGAGTGCGCCGGTGCCGGTGTTGGCGGCGGAGAACGTAACGGAGGCGACGTTGCGCACGCCGTAGTCGCCGGAGGCAAGGGGAAGAAACGGGCCGTAGTTGTTGGCCGCGACGCCGCTGTGGGAAATGTGAGGGGTGATGGCGGAGGCCGTCATGGCGACGGTGACGGGGAGGGTGTTGCCCGTGTTGCCATCCTGGTCGGTGTAGCTGAGCGCGATGTTTTGCGCGGTGGCGCCAGCGGTCGCGGTCTGGACCCAATAGAGCCGGGTGCCGACGCCGTTGGTAGCGCGGAGCGAGGGCGTGCCCGTAAGGGTTTGTGCCGTGGCCGTGTTGTTGCTGATGCCGGGCCAGTAGCCCTCGATGTCCACGAGGAGCAGCGTCGAAGGGATGCCGGTGGCGGCGGTCGTGATCGCGCCGAGGTTGAGCAGGTGCTTGATGCTCGCGGCCACATCGCCGCCGTGGCGGATGCCGAAAATCTGCGTGCCGTTGCCGGTGGCCTCGTCGCACTCGCGGAAGGCCAGCGCGGTGCCGGCCCACGCATTGGCGACGGGGCTGCCGGCGAGCGAGGTGGTGTCGTAGGAGCGGCCGGCGACGTAGGCGGCGGCGCCGGTGATCTTGTTCCAGTCGGAGCGCCAGCGTTGACCAGAGCTAAGAGCGGAGACGATTGCGTTGATTGAGGTGAGGGCCATGTTTTTGGGTGTGTTGAGTGTTAGCCCCAGACAAAGGAGGCCGTGCCGAAGAGTGAAACCGAGCGGGCGCCGCCATTGCGGAGCACGAAAAAACCGAGGTGCGCGCCGTCGTAAATGCGCGGAAAATCAAAGGCGTTGTGCGTCGCAAAATTTTTGACCGAGAAGACGGTGTTTTGCACGCCCGTCGCTCCGCCTTGCCAATCAATGCGGGCAATGGGTTTCACCAAATAAATGCACCAAAATCCGCCCGCATCATTTTGAAACGTGACGCTTGAAATGCTTTTCACGCCGCCGCCCTCGGTGGGCAGGTAGAGCATACCTTGGACCCCGGCTCCATTTGTCCGCATCGTGACGGCGGCGGTGCCGAGGCCGTCGTTGGTGGAATACACC